CAGAAGATATTGAAAAATACAGGAAAAAAACTATCTATTTAGGGAATAATAAAAGCTAAATTAACATGTACAAGTTATTGAGCGTTCGCCCTGGCGTACAGCGAACTCATCGGAGGTCGGGAAATCTCTTATTCAAGAGGTCAATATCCAGCATCTATATCGTTTTTGATGAAGCGTTGGCAATGGTCTGAAAAGAAAGTACGCTATTTCCTTGCTAAACTGAAAAAGAGAGGCATGATAACGACTTGTAACAAACAAGGCATGACTGTGATAACTTTATGCAACTATGATGAGTATAATCCTGTCAAAAGCAAGGGTGAGGACATAGGTAGGGGCATAGATAACAACAAAGAAATCAGTGAGTTAAACAATGCTTTGGGCGAGCTAAGGGCAGAGCTAAGGGCAGTTGTTGAAAAAATGGGGCAAGCTAAGGGCGATAATAAGAAGAAAGATGAAGAAGATAATACTAAAGAATCTCCTTACGGAGATAAGAAAAACGCGGCTAAAGCCGCTACTCTCTCTCGAAAAGAATCTTTTTATCAATCTCTTGTACCTTTTGTCGGTAAGTATCAAAAGGAAATGATTCGCTCCTTCTTTGATTATTGGTCTGAACTGAACAAATCAGAAACTAAAATGCGCTATGAACTTGAAAAGACCTGGGAACTTCCTAAAAGGTTGGCAACATGGGCAAATCGGGAAAAAATACCGGCCAAGCCAACTACTGATATTGGTGTGGTTCTCAAAGATAACTCTCCTGACAAATACGATTCGCCACAGGAAAGAAAATGGGAGGAAAGATGGAACAAATAGACTTTAAAAAAACAATCGACAATCTTAGGAAGACTGGATTTAACCCTGTTCCCAATCTTGTGAACATAGCGATACCAGATGCAAAGAATATCCTTTGGCAAGGGTTGAACTATTTCACGGGAAATGCCGAATGGCTACCGGAATACGAGGAAATAGCCTCGTGGCTTTCAGGAAATAACGGGCGTGGACTTTTATGCCATGGCAATTGTGGACGAGGGAAATCACTTATATGCTGGAAGATCATTCCCCTACTTCTGAATCACTATTGTCGGAAGATTGTAGCTTGTTATGACGCACAACAGATGAACGCTAATATAGACGTTGTGAAAGCAAAACATATCATCTACATAGATGATGTCGGAACAGAGAATCTAAGCGTGAAATTTGGAGAGAAAAGACTTGCCTTCTGCGAAATTGTTGATGAAGCGGAAAAGCGGGGAAAGCTCTTGATATTAACCACTAACCTATCGCTTAGTGAAATCTCCCAAAAGTATGGGGAACGTACTATGGATAGATTGGTTTCCATTACTACACGAGTGAAATTCATAGGAAAAAGTTTAAGAAAATGAATGTTACAATATGCTGGACTACCAAAGAATGGAAAGTCATAGAAAAGATACGAAAGAAGTTCGGCATATCATCTTATATGAGTGTCAATAGAGAAACTCCTTGCGATATCAAGGAAGAAGATATGGAACTCCTTAGAGAGACAGAAAAACGTGGATTTATCCAAATAAGAAATAAATAAAATCATGTTAGTAGGAACAACAAATCTTAATACGACGCTCAACCTAACCTACGTGTTGACTGACGTCGTGGAAACCCTTCTCTATGATTTGAGAAGCGAAATGGGAAAGCAAGGCTATGAGCTACGCCACGATGCGAAACGCAATTTCAACACAGCAATAGCCGCAATCCGGAAATTGAAACAAGATGTGGATAAATCCCAGCTATCCACACAGGAAAACTTCGGAAACGACTCCGATTGTCTTCTGGCTTTCATCCGGCTGTTGGTAGACCGCTGCGGTGACGATGACAAGAAGATGTTCGCATTTTATAATTACATCAAACGTCACCCTTCACAACTTGGGCTCGATCTATCAGATGAAAAAAGTACGTTTGCTCATATTTTCGAAAGTAACGAGAAGTTGGATTAGTTATGAGAATACTCCTAAACACCCTCCTTCTCCTAGGAGTGAACATCTTATTTTACCTGGTGGTGTATGCGATAGCGGACCACTTGATGGATACAATTAATTAAACGATGAATGATAATGAAGAAAACTCACGGCTCATTATTTAGTGGCATTGGAGCTCCGGAACTTGCATCCGAATGGATGGGCTGGAAAAATCTGTTTCATTGTGAAATAAATGATTTCTGCCGGAGCTTTTTGGAAAAACGATTTAAAGGTACAAGTTATGCAGATATTACCAAAACAGATTTCAATATTTGGCGAAACCGAGTGGACATCCTTACAGGCGGATTCCCCTGCCAAGATGCAAGTAAGGCAAAGCAGATGGGAGGAAAAGGACAACTCGGACTTGAAGGAGAAAGGACCGGATTATGGTGGCACATGTGCCGGGCGGTTGATGAAATCCGTCCACGATGGGTTGTTGCAGAAAACGTTGCCAATATCACAAGAGTTAACAACGGAAGAGATTTTGCAAAAATCCTCCATTCGCTTTCCGAATTGGGGTACAATGCTGAATGGAAGATTATGTACGCTTCAGACGCAGGCGCGCCCCAAAGAAGAGCCAGGTGTTACCTGGTTGCTTACTCCGACAGCGTCCGATTACCGGAGGGAGAATCTTTCTTCTCCGATGTATGCAAGACGATTGTCAAGGAGCGCAGGCTGTTTGCCGGAACATCTTTATCGGTTGGGGCTACGTGGGCTGGTCAACCACCAGTTTGTAGCGTGGATTATGGGTTTTCCGATAGATCACTTGAAATGTATGGCAAATCTCGACTGAAAAAAGAGGTGTTTCACGCTTACGGAAATTCCATGTGTCCCCAGCTGGTATATGAAATTTTTAAAAGAATAGAAGAATTGGACAATTAATTAAAATATTTTCAATGAATACAACCTTTGAAAAATCGGCTAATACCACTGATGAATGGTACACGCCAAAGGAAATTATAGACGCATTGGGAAAGTTCGATTTAGATCCATGCGCTCCGGTTAAACCGCTTTGGCAAATAGCTACACAAATGTACAACAAGAATGATGATGGCTTATCAAAAGAATGGTTTGGCAGAGTATGGCTTAATCCTCCTTATTCCCGTCCGCTTATTGAACAGTTTATAAAACGGATGGCGGAGCATGGAAACGGAATTGCATTACTCTTTAATCGTTGTGATTCAAAGATGTTTCAGGATGTCATATTCGAAAAGGCAACAGCGATGAAATTTCTACGGAACCGGATTCGCTTCTTTAGACCGGATGGGACTCGTGGGAACTCGCCCGGTTGCGGCAGTATCCTAATAGCTTTCGGTGAAGATAATGCCGATATATTAAGAACTTGCGATATCGCAGGTAAGTATGTACGAATCAATTAGAGTAAAACCTTGCAAGTTCTTGAAGGATTATCAAGGATTTGCGAAAAACAAATAAAGTAATGAGTGAAACAAAAATCATATTAGATGCCTGTTGCGGTAGCCGGATGTTTTGGTTTGATAAGAAGAATCCGAATACTTTATTCATAGACAAACGTAGTGAAACCATCACGGCCAAAGATAGAGATAAGATCAGAACCATAGAAGTAAAACCCGATATTGTAGCAGATTTCACTAATTTGCCATTTGAGGACAACTCTTTCTATATGGTAGTGTTTGACCCTCCACACCTTAAAACACTTGGTGAAACGTCATGGATGGCAAAGAAGTACGGCAAACTTCCTTCGAATTGGCAGGAAGTAATAAAAGCTGGTTTCGATGAATGTATGCGTGTCTTAAAGCCAAATGGTACATTGGTATTCAAGTGGAACGAAAGCGAGATAAAAGCTATTGAAATATTGTCTCTTATCCCTTATGAGCCGTTGTTTGGGCACACTACAGGGAGGCAAAGTAAGACGATATGGATGTGCTTTATGAAGTTACCAATTGACTAATAACAAAATTAGAAAGTAATCAAATGATAATAGCATGGTTTTCTTGCGGTGCAACATCCGCAGTTGCTTGTAAGATAGCATTAAGTCTATACGATGATGTGCAGATTTACTACATCGAGACAGGCTCCGGACATCCTGATAACGCCCGATTCCTGGCAAATTGTGAAAAGTGGTACAATCAGCCAATACACACCATTCGCAGCGATAAGTATTTCAACGTAGAAGATGTGCTGATTAAAAAACGGTACATCAATGGGCCTACTGGTGCGGCTTGTACATTCGAATTGAAGAAACAGGTTCGTTACAGGTTGGAAAAGGAACTTGGTTCTTGGGACGGTCAAGTTTGGGGATTTGATTACGATCCAAAAGAGATTAACCGGGCTATCCGCTTGAAACAGCAGTATCCAGACACAAAGCCACTGTTTCCGCTCATTGAAAAGCAGATAACGAAATCTGATGCAATGGGGATGCTTTGGAAAACCGGTATTGAAATCCCCGCCATGTACAGGATGGGATACAATAACAACAACTGCATCGGCTGTGTGAAAGGTGGCATGGGCTACTGGAACAAAATTCGGAAGGACTTCCCAGAAGTATTTGCTCAAATGGCGCAGATTGAGCGTGATGTTGGAGCTACCTGCCTGAAGGATAAAGACGGGCGTATCTTCTTGGATGAACTACCAACGTGGCGAGGTGACCCAGTGGAAGAAATTATACCGAATTGCTCTCTTATCTGCCAGATAGAGTTTCAAGAGATAATCGACAGGCAGGTAGAACGAGTTTTGAAAGGAGAAATTAGTATTAACGATGTAGCCTAATTAGGCTCAAATCAAGATATAAAGGAATAAATATGGACGAAGAAAGATTTGACCAGTTGTATAATAGAATACTGGATGGTGATAATTGGGATTATTCAACCCTTGACGAACTCATTTGCTTGTCAGAGTCAGGTGCTCGTGAAGAAGGTAGAAAAGACATGAAACAGAAAGCTATCGAGGCTTTCAAAGAGAATTGCCAGCGTCCGAAAGATACAGAGCCATGCGAGTGTAAATTGTGCGTTCGCTGGGTTGGAGGACATTGTGAATTGCTGGATGGATTTATTGAGAAACTTAATTCGTAACAAGATAGATATGAGTAAAAAAGATAAACCTGTAAAAGTAAGTGCCGGGCACTATAAGTACAAAGGGTATGACATACGCTTTTATGGCTATCACCATCCCGATAAGTGCGTATGGTGGGAAGCTGTTAATGAAGAAACAGGGTGTGCCGACTATCATTGTACAACATTAAGGCAAATTATCCAACAGATAGATGAAGAATTAACGTAAAACAAGATAGATATGAATTTTAAATCATTGGTAGCTCAATTAGCAAATCGCATCAATCAGCCGCATGTGATTGAAACATATATGCGTAAAGTATTTGCGTCTGGCGTTGAGTGGCAGAAAAAGCAATCCCCGTGGATAAACGTTGAAGAGCGGTTGCCGGAAACAAATGATGGACAATCTTTATATGAGGTCATCGTAGTTACTTCCGATAGAAGATTCTTAGTTGTAATCAATACAGAAGTAGAACATCTTGTTGGGCTTTTGGGAGTCACCCACTGGATGCCAATTCCCTCTTTCGATGAAATACTGGAAGCCAACAGAGATGTACTAGAACGGATTAAGGAGAAAGGAGATTGATTATGACAGCAAAAGAATTAAGTAAGTTAATCACTACTGGCAGAAAACTGAAAAAGTTTATTAAAGAAACCCTCCCTAAAATCAGAGAAGAGTTTCAAAGCCATAGCAATAGTGGAATAGATAAGCATACAGATGGATTTAGCAGAAGGGAGAGTATTCAGAGTATGAATATAAGTAATCTTTGTTATTCTTCTTTTTCTGGCAGTTATGGAAGTGGAGACACATATTCGGATATAGCAAATATGGATACTGATTTGATGCAGGAATACTTTATCAAATATCTGAATAGGCATAAGGATGAAATAATGGGGGGAGTAGCAGATTTAATGATAAATGATGCAAAATCAGGTCAAGAAGATGCTATTAAGGAAATAGACGAGTATAAAAAATCACTGCTAAAACTATTGGAGGAATAAAGAAAGGAGACTAATATGTATGTAGCAAGAGACAAAGACGGTGATTTGTACCTTTATAAGAAGCAACCCGTGAAGTATTCGGAAAGTTGGCAACCATCCAAAACGTCGAATGATTGGATTAAACTTTATCCCTCTCCATTTCCCGAAGTAAAATGGGAAGATGAAGAGCCGACGGAAGTTGAATTGGTAAAGAAGGAGGAATAAAATGAATCGTACAATAAAATTCAGAGATAAAAACTTATATAATAACGAATGGATATTTGGTGACTTGATTCAGTACGAAAGTGGTGAAATGGCTATTTTCAGCAAGAAACTTTCCCAATATGGATGCGAAGCTACTGAAATGTTTAATAGAAGTAAGGTCATTCCCGAAACCGTAGGTCAGTTCACCGGATTACTTGACAAGAACGGTAAGGAAATTTACGAAGGGGATATATTGTTAATGGGTGAAGATGAAGGCGTAAGAATCTATAATAAAGTAGGTGTAAAAGACGGATGTTTTGGATATATCGGAGAGTATAGTGGAGAATTATTGCCATTCTGTAACTATAATGTAATGGAAGAGATTGTAGGCAACATCTACGATAATCCGGATTTAATCAAGGAGGAATAGCGATGAACAGAGAAAACAATAAATCCCGTTGCCGAGAAAGACTATTGAAGTTGCAAGAAGACGACATCAATAAACTTATAATAAGCGAAATTGCAGATTTAGCCTATTGTAACGGATATAATACCGTACTCGATGCTGCGGAAAAGGTTTTGAGCAATGAGGATTATTTTAAAATTGTGAAGCAATTAGAATGGGAGGAATAATCATGAAGAAAATTATGTTTTCAGATAAATACGGCTTAACCAAAGCTGTATTGGAAGGTCGGAAGACTATGACGAGAAGGATAATCAAATGTCCAAGAACTTTTAGGGGAGAATGGGTCGCAGGATTCAATATACACAGAAGTCCTTCTGATAAAAAGATAGTTGGCTTTCCTTGTATGTACGATGCAGATGAAAGAGAGTTTGATATGGGCGAGATATTGCCGAAATATAAACTTGGTGAAGTTGTTGCCATTGCGCAAAGTTATATGGATGTTGACCAATTTCATAGAAAGGGGAAAAATGCGGCTTACTTAGAATACTTGGATTCTATATTGCCTGAACTGAAATTATATCCCGGTTGGGGAAATAAGATGTTTGTGAAAGCCGACCTAATGCCCCACCATATCAAAATTACCGGGATCAAGGTTGAACGCCTACAGGACATTAGCGATGAAGATTGCTTGAAAGAGGGGATTATTCATGTGTCAACTTTTCTTGGACAAAAAATATATCATACCCCACATGTAAACGGATCTTACTTGTCAACGAACGTAGCCCAAGAAGCTTTTGCCTACTTGATAGACAAAGTTTCCGGCAAAGGCGTATGGGAAAGTAATCCTTTTGTATTTGCTTACGAATTTGTGTTATTTGACTAAGGGAGGAATAGCCATGCCAATAAGCGAAGTAGCAGAATTAATACTTAAAATCGCATTATTCATCCTTAATGTCACAACCGTTGCCATCATTGTAATTTTGATAAACAAATGGCACAGACGCATGGAGGGCAAGCTGAATGACATCAAAAGTTATATCCGGCACGTGACGGATCGCAATGACATCGTATACATCAATCAGCTTGAAGAGATAAGAAGAATACTTATAAAAGCCGAACGTTACGAAGATGCAGCTAAGATAAGCAAGTGTATTGAAGATGAATACAGTAATCTTAAAAGAAAAATGGAAAACAGAGAACAAATAATTGATCCTTTAAAATAGAAAGGGAGAACCAGCGAGCACGACCAAGCTTAATTCTCCCAAATCTTACACGATTATGATGCAAATATACTATTTACTTTTAAAATAATCGTGTTATGGAGCTGGATTTTAATAAAATAATTCGTCTTAAAAAGATTCGTATCGAAAAATCAGAACTTTCAGAAGAAGAAAACGCTTTGACCGCCCCGATTTTGAAAGATAAAAGCCTTATTGGGGGTATCTATAAAGTTTTTGTTGAGTTGCTAAATGAGAAGGGATGTCCACCGAATATTGACAGTGTGACCCAACGGAAGAAGTTCATCTTCATCATCTTGTACTTGTTTTCTCCAAGCTCGCTTGCCGGTGGAAAAATGACAGCCGGATTACGTGAAGAAATGTCAAGAGTATTGGGGGTTCAGTCCAAGAGTACAATTTCCGACAACTGTGCAGATGTCGTGTTTCTGTATCAGAATTATGGGGATTTTAGTGGGGATATAGAGTATCTTTATACCGAAATCGTAAATCGGTTAAGAATCAAAGGGCTAATCAATTAATGAGCCGGGGCTTAGTGCTCCGGCTTTATTTTATCTAAATGTGCTTTAATAGAATAGAACAGTTTTAAAATGAAGTCATAGTTCGCCGCTAATTGGCGACTTTCGTAATAGTATCTCCATTTAATAAAATGGTCTTTGTTCTCTGATAATGCTTTATTGAAAGATTCTAACTCGTAAGAGGTACATTGTATTATGCTTTCTCGCATTTGTGAGCTTAATTCGTTGAATAATTCGTTTAGATAATGTCCATGAGAATGTTTGTTTTCAAAGACAAGTAGAGCCTTTAACCCTATTTCGCAAGCAAGTGAACTTAGTATAACATTTCCAATATAAAAACTTGCAATTGGTGTATCTGTAGCTCCCTTTCCATGCCTTTCTATAATATCGCAATATACATAAAAGGCATCTCTAACATTTTTAAATGATATGGTTATTTGCGGTTCATTCATTTGGTTTCATTTTCTTTTTTCGTTCCAACTCCCCCTTTCTGATAATGCAAATAGTATTCTCATAAGGTTCTTCCGTTTTTTGCCAGTAGTTCAGAAGTGACTGCCGGGCAATTCCGAGTTCTTGGCTTGAAAATACATCATAGATGGCAGCAGGTGAAGCAAAATATCTATGCTTACCAGTTGCTTTCATTTCTACGTGTATAACTCTTCTTTTATCTTCCTTTTCCATGATGCAAATATACTTATATAATTAGTATATGTTACATAAAATAATATATTTATATTTTATTAACTATATAAATAGTATTATCTGTTACATAATATACTATCTTTGCGTCATCAAAAACGAAGTAATAACAATTAAAAGATATACGATTATGAATACAAAAGAAATAGAAATAGGCTTGAGATATAGAGTGTCAGGTGATTTGGCTAATGGGCGCTATGCAGACGGTACGCCACGCATATCACACGATGATGTAGTAAGAGTAATAAAGCGAATTACAGATACACACGTGATTTTAGAATGTGGTCGTAGATTTATCATTAACGATAATCTTAAAATAGAGAAGTTCTAAGTTTAATCCGGTAGCCTTCGGGCTACCACAATACACACGATTATGGCAACATCAGTAATTAAACAAAAAACAATAGAAAAGTTCATCATGTCTGAATTTGTACAAGGCAACTTAAATACAAAAGAGCAAGTAAACTGTATGCTTATTCTGATTCAAAAGAAGTTGGATATGTCAATAGAGCAAGCGAGTGACTTTATAAGAAATGCAATTGGTATTAACGCTTAAATATACGATTATGACAAAACAAGAACTTGAAAACAACATGACTAAGGTAGCAGGCATACCGGTTGAAATAACAGTCAGAGGCAAACGCTCTTTTACTTTCTCTTTTGAGGGTAAAAATGAAACAGCAGCAAAGAAGATACAACAATACTTTGCACCTGTATCACTTGAATACGACTACGATGAAGAATGTGATCTGACTTGTTTATATATGAATCTTTAATAACACGATTATGAAAGTATACAACTCGAATAGCGTATTAATAGCAGAAGGTTACTTAGTACCCAATCCCAATTTCATCCCTAAAGGTGAATACAAAGAAACAGAACTGGACGAATATAAACGTAGTGTTGATTTTCTGATAACGAGTTGCGGCAACAAGTATGAAGTTATCTTCAACAAGCCTATTGCCCTCAAAGAAACACGCTCTATTAAGCGTATTGGCAGCAATGAGCGCTACGCATATCTCGTTACAGAAAAAGCCTTAGAGAGCCTGAAAAAGCAATATACGCACGCATGTGATTTTTGATACGAGCGTAGAAAGATTGAATGTAAAACTTTAAATATAGATTAGTTATGAACTCAATAAACAAAAACGGTTGCAGCGTATGCCAACCAGGTAAAGAGAATTACACTACCTACAACACCAAGTTGCGAGGTAAGAGAGTGAGAATGTACCAGTACGACTACCGTACTGAAAGTGAAGAACTGTTTTCTTGCTGCGCCTCTACCTTAGAGGCATGCAGAGAAAGACGTGATAAATGGCTTAGTTCACGACAATAAACCGATTGTCGTGTATAACGATTGAAGATATTTCATTATCTTTGGTTGTGGTAGTACCTTTGGGGTACTATCGCGGGTTAGAGCAGTGGGCAGCTCGTCACTTTGACTTGGTGAAGGTCAGCGGTTCGAATCCGTTACCCGCAACTACTTAATTATTAATTTAAAAGACACGATTATGAACATTCTTACATTAAGCATCAAACAGAAGTATTTCGATGAAATCTTGGCAGGCAAGAAAACCCACGAATACCGTGAAATCAGACCAACCAACGCTAAGAAGTATATCACTTACCTATGTGGCGGTAAAGAATATCCGGCTGATGCAGAACTGCCTGAAGAAGGTGAAGTAGAATTGAAGCCTATCAAGTACGATGCAATCAAGCTTCTGACAGGTGTATATACGGGTAAACGTCCTTATATTATCGTTGAAGTGAAAGCAGCAGAAGCAGTTATTCTTACAGATGAAAACGGTAATGATATTGTTTACAAGTATCAAGGCGAAGAGTATCTTGCCGCCCAGATGGATTATACTTTGGGCAAGATATTAGAAAAACATATAGATTGATTTGTTTAACTTTTAAAATTAGAAAGCAGAGTCGCAAGAAGAATTAACAGAGTAGCCGGACCTCGCAGAAATATGAATGGTGCAGGGGCAGGTGGTAGATTGGTTGCCAATCGTAGAGGTACAGCAAGTGCCACACAGTTAGGTTCACGTAGACAACGTTACGGTGATCTTCGTGTTTCATTTGGATTATCTGGTGGTTAGCTATGAATAAAGTCGAGCAAGCGAACCGATATATAGACCTCATTCGGGTAAAATCGAATGAGGCTTTACTGTTTTTATCACTCGGTAAAGACTCGCTTGTTCTGCTTGATTTAATCTATCCAAAGTTTGATCGGATCGTTTGTGTGTTTATGTACTTCGTCAAAGACTTGGAGCACATAAACCGATGGATTGGCTGGACTAAAGCCAAATATCCAAATATTGAGTTTGTGCAAGCGCCTCACTGGAATCTTACTTACATTCTTCGTGGCGGGTTGTATTGTGTCCCTAATCCAAAGGTGAAGCTGCTGAAACTTGCTGATGTGGTAAAAGCTATGCAACTTGCTCATGGAGTTTATTACACGTTCTTGGGGATGAAGAAAGCCGATGGCATGAATAGACGTTTGATGCTGAAGGGGTATGAAGCTAACGGATATGAGAATAACGGCTTATGTTATCCTTTAGCTGACTGGACGCAGATGGATATTCTTGCATACATGAGGCAACATGCGTTGCCAGAACCGGTTAGATATTCTTTAAAAGCTAGTTCGGGAGTAGGTTTCAATCTTGATTGTATGCTTTGGTTAAAAGAGAACTATCCGCAGGATTTACAACGAATCTATCGGGTATTTCCTATGAGTGAAAGAATTTTATTTGAGTATAATAATAAAAAACAAATAGCCGAGTCAGAAATAGAAGAAGAGGAAGAATGAAAAGTGCTGCCGATATAGGCGTACAAACCAATCGTTTGAGTAATGCCGCAGCTGGTAATCCAGAAAGGCAGGCAAGAATTAACAGTATTGGCGGTGCCATGTATCGTAACCTTAGCCGTTTGAATTATACAAGAAACAAAAGCGTATATCAACAACATTCAAGAGCTGCCCGTCAAGGAAGCAATAGTCTAGGATTAAGTAACGGATAAATAAAAGGAGGTATTGAGTCAAAAGAATATCTAAAAGAACTGCCAGATATAATACAACAATGTTTCCCAATACCAGTGAAGCCGGAAGACAGTATGCTATTGGAAACAGAGCTGCCAACATGATTCGCGCAAATTTACAAAATCAGGGAAGTAGCAACTTTATGAGGAATTATAATCGTATTATTCGTGCAAGAAACAATATGCTAAGTTCCTCGCGTGGGTTAAGCAATGGATAGAGAAAGGAGTTTTTGAGTCAGAAAAAGAAATAAAACAGTTGAACAAATACGTCTGCAAGCAGGAAGATTGCAACGTGAAGCCGAAAATAGATACGGTACAAGTTTTACCAGTAGAAATTTGCGGATTGTAGATGCTTACAACAGCGCAATGAATAAACTGGTTCGCCGTCAAGTATCGCAAAGACGTGCACAAGGATTAAGCAATGGATAACATGGAACTAAGTAAATACATAAAGAGTGAATCGGTAGAACTTAATCGTTCTGCCATTCACTTCGCTGATTATAATCCTCGAAAACTATCTGATGAATCACGTAAGACATTGAAACGTGGTATCAAGAAATTCGGGTTAGTCGGTGGAATTGTCGTGAACAAGCGTACTGGATTGACCGTAGTCAGCGGACATCAGCGTTTGTCTGTTATGGACGAATTGCAGAAGTTCCCCGATAACGACTATCGCATTCGTGTTGATGTCATAGATGTGGACGAAAAACAGGAGAAGGAATTAAATATTCTGATGAACAACCCGAACGCACAGGGTACATGGGATTTTGATGCTCTTGCACAGATTGTTCCTGACATTGATTGGAAAGATGCTGGTCTGACTGATGCTGACCTAAACATGATTGGTGTTGATTATCTGTTGCAGACTGAAGAAGAAAGCTCCATTGCTGATGCTTTGTCTGATATGATGTCGCCTGTTACCGAACAGAAAGAAGCCGATAAAGCCGCTAAACAGTTAGAGCGTGCCGAAAAGGTTGTTCACATGAAAGAGGTCAAGCAGCAGGTTAAGGAGAACGCACAAAAGCAAGCCGAGGACATGGATGCCTACGTGATGTTGTCCTTTGATTCCTATAAAGCTAAAGCGGCTTTCTGTGAAAGGTTCGGTTATGATCCAGATATGAAATTTATCAAGGGAGAGGTATTCGATGAACAAGTAGAGAGAATAGATTAATTATAGGAGGAAAGCAGAGTCAGAAAAAGACAAAGAAGTTACAGCGAAATTCTTTCAACAACAAAAAGGTTGAGAAAAACCTATGCAGCAAGTGGTAATATTGCAAGAAACATATCAAATAACCAACGAATCTCTCGTGCAGGGTATAATGTAACCCAAAATCTGGCAAGAAGTTTAAAAGTAGACTCTTCACTGCTTCCTTTCTCCAAATTCAGAGATAGAAGGGGTTACACAACTGCTAGCCGAGGTTTAGCTAACGGATAAGATCATGACAAAAAGTGAATCTCAAAACAAAAAAGGTAAAGGAGGAAGAAAGCCTAAGTTTGATTACGCAAGCGAGGAATTTCTTTCTCTCGTAGAGTCGTATGCCAAAAAGGGATTCACTGACGGAGAAATAGCTCATGCCATTGGAATTGAACCGGAAACTTTTTGTAGGAAGAAAAGAGAGTTCAGTCAATTAAGTCAAACCCTCTCACGCGCGCGTTGTGCAATAAACTCTCTTGTCCGGGCAAAGTTCCTTGCTATGGCCCTTGGTGGTATCAAAACAAAGAACACTACTGTTCGAAAGCTGCGGGATAAGGACGGTAAACTGACAGGTGAGGAAGAAGTTCAAACTGTAGAAGGTGAATTGGCTCCCAATTTGAGTGCTCAAATGACATGGTTGTACCATTACGATGAAGACTGGAGGAGGATTGAACGTAAACAGGATGAAGATGCTGATATTCCTACCGACATAAACCACGGTATTAGTATTGATTCCTGGATTAAAGACAAGCTGAAATGATAGTACCTCAAGAAATTTACCATCCATTATACACTGATACGGATAAATTCATTATTCTTATCACCGGCGGTCGTGGCTCCGGCAAATCCTTCAATGCTTCCACCTTCATTGAACGTCTGACCTTTGAAATGACGGAAGCCGAAAAGATAGTGCATCAGGTTCTCTACACCCGCTACACGATGGTTTCCGCTGGTATGTCTATCATTCCCGAAATGATGGAGAAGATAGAGCTAGACGGAACAACTAAGTATTTCAAGACTACCAAGACGGATATTGTCAATAAGATGACTAATAGTCGTATAATGTTCCGAGGCATCAAGACTTCTTCCGGTAATCAGACGGCAAAACTAAAATCTATTCAGGGAATTACTACTTTCGTCTGCGATGAAGCGGAAGAATGGACGAATGAAGAAGAGTTCGATAAAATAATGCTCTCTATCCGCAAGAAGGGTATCCAGAACCGGATTATCATTATAATGAACCCCTGCGATTCTAATCACTTCATCTATAAAAAGTACATCGAGAATACTCACAAGCTTGTTGAGATTGACGGTGTGCAAGTTCAGGTTTCTACCCATCCGAATGTACTTCATATTCACACTACCTACTTTGACAACTTAGAGAACCTTTCTCCTGAGTTCCTTCGGGAAGTGCAGGAAATGAAAGAGAAGAATCCTGAAAAGTATGCTCATGTTGTTATTGGTCGGTGGGCTGACGTTGCAGAGGGTGCGGTTTTTAAGAAGTGGGGTATTGTGAAAGAATTCCCCCAATGGGCGAAGAAAGTAGCTATCGGGCAAGACTTCGGGTACACAACAGACGTTTCAGCAGCCGTGAAGTGTGGTATCGTAGATAATGCCTTGTATGTTGATGAACTATGTTATCAATCAGGAATGCTCACAAATGCACTTGCTGACAAGGTACGTCCTTATGGTTTGAAAGTGTTTGCAGAATCCGCTGATCCTCGACTTGTAGACGAAATCAAACTTCGTGACGTGAATATTTATGGCGTAGATAAGTCGGGGCCATCAATCAAGGCAGGAATAGATAAAATTCTCTCTATGGATTTGTATGTAACGGAACGTTCTTACAATCTTATGAAGGAATTAAGAACCTACGTATGGGATAAGGACAAAGATGGAAATTATATCAATGAGCCAGTAGATAAGGATAATCACCTTATGGATGCAATAAGGTACTATGTTTTGGGTTGCTTGCTTGGCAAAATTCTAAAACCGAAAGATTTAACAGGAATATTCACACATTAAAATTATAGATTATGCCATTAACACTCGAAGAAATATTAGCATTACCCGATATTGGGCAGAAAATAAGCTATCTGAAGAAAGGCAGGAAGACCGTGCTTCCCGATCGTTGTAAACTTTGGGATGATTGGAATCCTGAACGCCATGAAATCATGGTTGATAAAGAGAAGTACCCAGACAGAAAAGTGCTTGAAAAGGAAGCGGAAAAAGATTTCGATGAAAAGACCGGCAAGACTTATGAGATTGAAGCACAGTACAAAACCGAACCGGTGAACCGTATCTCCATTCCTTTGGAGCAGGATATAGTGAACATTCAAACCGCTTTCACAGTCGGCACAGAACCGTCTATGGATTGCACTCCAACTGATGATGACGAAAAGAAGCTGTTGGATGCGGTCAAAGCTGTATTCAAATCCAATAAAATCAAATACCAGAACAAGAAGATTGTCCGTTCCTGGTTATCCGAGCAAGAGGTAGCCGAGTATTGGTATGCGGCCGATGATGATTCGTTCTGGGCGAAGTTTTGGAAGAAAGTGAAGACCACCTTTGGAGGTAAGGTAAAGCCTACTAAGAAGTTGAAAAGCGTGTTGTGGTCACCATTCCGAGGGGATAAACTTTATCCGTTTTTCAACGATGAAGGCAAGATGATTGCTTTCTCCCGTGAGTACAAGAAAAAGCTCATGGATGATTCGGAAGTTACCTGCTTTATGACTATCACGGATAAAGCAGTCTATCAATGGGATTTATCTAAAGGGTATGAAGAAAGAACTCCTTTCGTTCACGGATTCCCCAAACTGCCGGTTCTCTATGCCTACCGTCCTGAACCTTATTGCAAGAAGATAAAAACCTTCCGTATACGCTTGGAGAAACTTTTATCCAATTATGCCGACTGCATAGACTATCATTTCTTCCCACTGTTGAAGCTAATTGGTGATGTAGAGGGTTTCATGGGTAAGGTTAAAGATAGAATGGTCAAACTTACAGGTGAAGGTGCGGATGCCCAATATCTGACATGGAACCAAGTCCCTGATACGGTTAAATTTGAAGCAGAAACGCTTACTAATATGGCTTATGATATGTCCAATACTCCACGTATTTCTTTTGAAACGCTGAAAGGTGTGGGTAAGGCTTCCGGTACTGCTTTCCGCTTTATGTTCATGGGGGCACACATGGCGGTAGAAAATCATGGTGAAGTTATCGGAGAGTTCCTACAACGGAGAGTAAATTTCATTGTTTCCGCTTTAGGCTCTATCAATCCAACCGAGTTTAGCAAGGCATCCCAAACTATCGACATCGAAACGGATTTGGTTCCGTATATGATTGATGATTTGAACGACAAGGTAAATACTGCTGTTTCTGCTGTAAGTGGTGGCATTTGGTCAACTCGTGAGGGGATCATGTTTGCTGGGAACACGGATCGCATTGATGAAGAGCTGAAGGAAATCGAAGAGGAACAGGCGGCAAAGAATGAAGGTGTAAGAAAAAATGGAACAAAAAATGCTCCTTAGTCAGAAAAATTGCGAGGGTTATAATTTGAATATATGAAAAATAGAACATTTAGCGGTAATTCTTCGCAGTTGCCACTATTTTTAATTTATAGTAAAATAATGAATAAATAATTTGATAGTATTCATATTATTACTATATTTGTATTGTAATTAAGTCCAAAGCGTTATGAGTTACAAATCAGTTAAAGACGTTGTAACTATGTTGCAAGAAAACGGTTTTGTTCTAAAGAGTCAGAAAGGTAGTCACATGAAGTTTGAGAAAGACGGCAAAGTGGTTATTGTACCGAATCATAACAGCAAAGGCGTTGAGAAAGGCACTTATTACAGCATTTTGAGACAAGCGGGGCTAAAGTAGCCCCCTTGTTCTTTTAATTAAAAAAGGAGGTAATATGAAAACAGTAGAAGTTATTGTAGAACACGCAGGAAAGAACTTGAGTGCTTATATCGAAGGTGCTCCCGTTATTACAGTCGGTAATGACATGAAGGAGTTGGAGGATAATATGAAGGAGGCGATCGAGTTATATTTGGAAGATAACGATAGTCCCTGCGAAGTGTTATCTGGGGAGTTTGAGTTGAAGTTTAAGATTGATGCTGCTACCTTTATTAACTACTATAGTAACATCTTTACTAAAGCCGCTTTGAGCCGTATTACAGGAATCAATGAACGCCAGTTGTGGCATTATGCTGCCGGAGTGCATAAGCCTCGCAAGCAACAGTTAGAGAAAATTCAGAGGGGTATTCAATCATTGACAAAGGAGTTAGCGGCTATAAATTTACTATAGTATGGTGGATGTTAGAGAATTGAAAATTGGTAATTATGTCTATTTACAAAATAGCAAAACTCCATATAAGATAACAGAAATAGGATATAGTGAGATTGAATATCCAAGATATGAAGCGAGTGGAATATCATCAGAAGCGGTATTTCGTACCTATGTAGAGAACCTTAATCCTATTCTTCTTACAGAAGAATTGATTTTGAAGTGCGGATTTGAAAAACATACTTGGGGAATTGTCACTTATTATAGCCCCTTGTTTGAGTTGGACGCAGATTTCCATTTGAAGGGAGTCGATTACAATATACAAGTGAAATCCCTCCACCAACTTCAAAACCTGTATTTTGATTTGGGAGGTCAAGAATTAGAAGTAAAACTTTAGGCATACTCTCTTACTATATTTAGGCGTGAACCAAATGGAATCACGCCTTTTTTATATCATTTTACGACAATCGTTTCATTGTCGTGTATCACTTATCTGATTATTTCTCACCCTCTTTATAAATAGCGAAATTTACCGTAGAAATTTATAAATCAAATTCATACGGTATGACAATCTTAGAACAAATCTTAGCAGGACTACAACAGAAATTCTCTGGGGTGGACACTGCTATCTTAACCCGAATTGCCACTAAAAAGGCAGAGGGTGTAACGGACGAGACAAAGGTAAACTCCATTATTGAGGGTATCAGTTTTTCGGACGTGTTAAATTCCTATGGTGATTTCCGTGCTGGGGATGCTTCCCGTACTTCTGTATTGAACTACGAGAAAAGGCATAACCTTAAAGACGGTAAGCCAGTCGAGACTACCACTACTACCACAACCACCAAAGCGGAAGATAAGCCGGATGATATGGCTACCATCATTGCCAATGCAGTGAGTGCAGCCGTTAAACCGCTTTCTGACAAGCTCGCTCAGTTTGAAACGGAAAAGTCGCAAGCAACCCGGCAGGAGCAGATTATGGCAAAGGCAAAGGAGTATGGTATTCCCGAAAACTACGCCAAGCGATGCGCCATCAAAGACGATGAGGACTTGGATACTTATTTCAAGGACTTGAAACAGGAGTTCGCTAATGACGGCTTCAAAGGCGTAACCCCTCCCGAATCAGCGGAAGAGAAGATTGAGAAAGAATCTGAATCTATCGCTAAGATGATTGATGAGGGAACGAAAACTATTGTTGAACAAAACAAGAATTAATTATGTCAGCAGGATTTAAGTATGACTTGGTTCCGCCCGTTGAGCAAGAGGAACGCTACGATGTCCAGACCGGTATTCGTAGACGTGGCCCGTTCAAACTCGACACGCAGAACCTGGTAGTGGGAAGTTTCCTTCCCGGATTTACCCCGATTTACGCAGACTTGAAAAACAAGTTTGCTTATGCGGTAATCAATGTGAGAGTTGCGGAAGCCTATACCACTGGTGGAGAGGTTTTGTCTATCAAAGTAGCCAAGAACTCTTTGGCCTATGTAGGCATGTTTGTCGGAAGTGGTAAAAAAGGCGCAGAAGTGACGGCTATTGACAAGTCTAACGCCAATTACGACGTATTGACTATCAAGGATGCTTTCGGTGAAAATATCGCCAAAGATGCGGTTCTCTTCCAAGCAACCGCAGTCGACGGGCTGAAACAAAAGTATGTTTCAAACTCCGCTTTGTATGAAAGAACAAAGGTGGAAGATGGTATCGTGTTAGTTGCGCTGCTCCGTACAGCCGCAGAGATTGAGCCTTCAAAATTGGTTATGCCGTTCTCCGAGAACGATAAAGCCAATATGAAGGGATGGTTTGAATTTAACGAGTAAGGAGGTAGGATATGTTTTTAACGATTCAAACATTATTCGATGATGCGAACATTGTATCCGCTATCATCAGACGTGTGAACCAAACGCGTAAAGATACAATCTATTGGCAGCAGTATCTTACTTTCCGTAGAGTAACTACTCGTCTGTTCAAAGACTACATCGGCTCTGTAACTGGAGTGATGGCCGGTTCTATCAACTCACGTTTCGGTGAAAAGCCCATCCGTGAACGTAAAAATATCGGTTCTGGATATGGTGAAATAGCCTATCTGGGCGATGCATATCAAATGTCTATTGACCGTCTATCTGAATTGCAAGATTTGATTGACAAGTTCAATCAAGCCAAACCGGCAGACCAAAATACAGCATTGGAAGAAATAGTAAACTTCCTGGCAGATGACTACCGTCAGATTACTCTTGCAGCTCACAAGCGTATGGATATTATTGTCGGTGCATTGTTGATGACTGGTGAAGCCACCGTTTACAATAAGGATGCTGCAATAACTTCCGGTCAGACCAACAATAAGCTGCTGGAAATTACCCTTCCATTCAATTTTGTTAAGCCTACAGCTGGAGATATAATTGTTGATGGCAAGAATATGTTCATCTCTTATTTAAGAGAGAAACTACATTCCCTAGCTCCAGACTTTGGCGCTTATGCCAAGATGATTATGACACGTACAACCTTCAACAAGAATGTACTTGGCTCTTCTGAATTTGGCGAACAGTACAAGATGATTCTCGGCACTAACGAAATGAAATTAAGTACCGGTTTGATTTCTTCTTCGTTGGCTTCTGAAGTTTTTACTGGTATCGGTCTGCCACGTATCGAAATCAAAGAGGATTACGTGAAAGACCAGACAGGAAAAAATGTGCAGATTTATGCAGACAACCGTATCACCTTGCTTAACGGTGATGAAGTAGGTTATATGCGCCATCATACCCCGTATGAAGCGACAGATCCAGTATCAGGGCGTACTTATGTTCCATCAGAGGGGCAGATGCTTATATCCAACTACCGTGACAAAAACGGTCGTTATATGGAATATACGGCAGAATGGATTCCACAAATTACTAATCCGGATTTGATCACCAATTTCGATTTGAGCGAAATTGCATCAATCCAATCAGTATAAGGAGGAGGATATGAAAGTAAAGGTTATATCTGTTTTCCGTGATAAGTTTACTGGTAAGTATTACAATCCCGAAGAGGTGATTGAAATTTCCGAAGAATCCCGTGTATTGGATATAGAAAACCGCAAACTTGGCGAACGGGTTGAAGTGAAAGTTTCTGAAGAAAAGAAGGAGATCAAAATATCCCTCTTTGAAAAGGAATTTGAGAAAAAGATTTTGGTTGATGCTCTGAAATCTATCGGTGTTCAAGCAGCCGGGAACATGAAAGAAGAGACTCTTTTGGGTAAGGTTGCAGAGTTGGATGAAGAAACGACTTCCAAACTGAAAGAAGTGTTAGATATTAAATAAAAAGGGTAGTACTCCTACCCTTCCATTATGTAACTTATAATTCAATAAAGAAATGAAGAATTTTATTTTTGCCATATGTGGCTTTTTAATGATGTCTTTGGTCTCCTTGAGCGTACAGGCATCAAGCGTCGAATCTTTCGAGTGTGAATACGTAGCCCCATCGGTTGATGTTGGTTTGTCACCTATTCAGTTTTTCACCTTAGAAGCTGCTCCGACTGATTGCGTTGTATTGTCAGTTCCACAACCAATCTTTATGATTACAGATAGTCCGGCGATGCAACCAGCGACTATTACGGCAATGCAAGGAAAACAAATTTCAGTTCCTAAGTGTCCGTTCCGATATATCTACAAATCGAAGTATTGTACGCATTATAGCTACACTGCATACAGCAGACTGATTATACCATAATTAAAATGACAGTGAATGACTACATACAGCAAAGATTTCAGTCTTTCAGTATTCACTTATCAGAAACTGATCTTTTGGATATGTGTCTGAACGCGAAGATTAGCGGAGAGGATGAAATGAATAAGGAATCCTACAATATCGTTTCTGTGGCAATTGCGAAGTTCATCCCCTCTCTCCTACTCCGTGCCACTTCAATCAGCGAAAACGGCTTCTCTATGTCTTGGAACATTCAGGGTATTAAGGACTACTATTCATTTCTGTGTAAACAGTACGGATTGAAAGACGAATTAAGTAACAAGCCTAAATGTACTTTCTTATGATATTTGCTCCACACATATTGCAGATAAAGGTTATCACCCCAATGGATAAGGATGAGTTCGGCAGACCCATTCCCGGAACAGGCGGTGAATACTGGCAGGAGGTATGCAAGTGCCGTTGTGACGATAACACTACCAAAGAGTTTAGGTCAGAAAACGGCTCTGTGTATCGTCCAAACTACCATGTAGTGTGTGAGAAGAGAATCACTGTCAAGGCAGGGGATGAAGTTAGAGCTATATGGGATAGAGGGTTGAAAGCCACTACAACGGATATGGGTGAAGGAACTCTTGTTATAACTTCGATTACCAAAGATATTGATGTGAGAGGTCAAGGTGAGGTTTACACGGTTAAGAGTACAAACCACTTTAATTATTCGGAACTATGGATGTAGATTTCGATTTTTCCGATGTCGATTCTTTTTTCAATGAAGGAGAATGGGAAGTTGAAAAGAAGATGATTGATGTAGGTGATGAAGCTGTGAAACATGCAGAGGAACACGGCAATTATAAAGACCATACATTGACTTTGAGAACGTCCAATGATTACGATGTCGATAAAGACGGTTTAACTCTGAAAAATGAAGCGGAATACGCCTCATTCGTGGAATCTAAAGGGTATGATGTTTTAAGTGGTGCCGCTCTATATGCGGAGAAACGATTAAAAGAAGAATTTGAAAAATGAAAAAGTATATAGGAACAAAACAGATTGAAGCCGAACCTATGACATTGGGTGAAGCTTACAGTAAAGGCTTGGTAAAAAGTGAAATAGAAGAGAATGAGTCTTATAAACTGGGATATCACACTCGTACTGAATATGGCTATGAAAGTTGGTCACCCAAAGAACTGTTTGAAGAATCATATCGAGAAGTCAAGGAAGAAACCCCTATCTGTTTCGGTGATGCTATAGAAGTTTTGAAACAAGGTGGCGCTATCCGTAGAAAGGGCTGGAACGGCAAAGGGTTATTTGTTATCAAGCAAATTCCGGCTCATATAGAAAGCGACATTATCCCCAAGATGCAATCTCTTCCGCAATCAGCAAAAGACCTTATTCTGAAAGGCAAGGGTTTTATTGACTATACAAGCCAATGCCTTATCTACAACGAGAATACCGGACGTGCAGATTCGTGGGTTCCATCCATCAGTGATGTGTTTGCAGAAGATTGGGAGATTGTGAAATGATAGTAACTACTGACATAGGAAACATTCTCTATCGGGATTGCAAGGCTTTCGGGATAGGTATAGCACCAGCAGGGGAAACGCTGACGGGTGAATTGAAGTCCGAAAGGATTGTCATTCACACGAAGAAGCAACAGCCGGGGACTTATTGGAAGAAGTCTTTCGCAGAAGTGAATCTTTGTGTACCTGATTTAAGCGAGAATGAAGCGAATACTATCCGTTTGAATGAACTTGAAAGAAAGGCTGGCAAGCTGTTTGATGATGTAGTAAGCACCTATGATGGTACAACCTATCGTTACTCTATTGAATCTATCAGTATAGAAGCGGATACAGCTTTAAAGTGTCATTATGTGAATGTGAGAATTTTATTTGAAGTATTAAATGTAAAACTATAAAATTATGATTTCAGCAGTAGGAATTAAAAGAATCTTGTTTGCCGACATTGATAAGGTAACGGCAGACATTACCCCCGAAATCGCAAAGACTTTGATTCAAGCCGCTATTAAGGCGAAAGATGAGGTTTTGAACGTGCATGGGGAAACTTGGCAGATTGAAGAAACGGAAGCATCTGTCACTGGACATAAAAATCAGTTAACAGGAAAAAATTACCGTTACGATGATGTGCCGGGAGAAGTCTCCCCTTCTTTCTCTATCGGACAGTATGACTGGAAGACAAAGAAAGCGTTCATGGGTGGCGATGTTATTCAGGCAACATCTGAAGATGTCGGATGGAAGCGTGCCTTGGACAAAGTTATCGTCAACAAAGCATTGTTTTGTCTGACTGATGATGATGTATGGTTTATTTTCCCGAAATGCCGTATCATTTCCCGTGAAGCTAATACGGACAAAGCAATTGCCATTGCAGTACGCGGAATGGTTCAGGAACCGGGAATCGAAGGAGTTTCTTCTGAATACAATTACGAAGAAGAAGCTATCAAAGCCTTGATACCAGTGGCGTAACATTTTAAGGTAAAACGATTGTAAACAGCAAGGGTGAGGTGGTGGTATTCGCTTCACCCTTGTTTCAATTTAGAATAATGAATCAAGCAGCAAAAATAGTTTCTGATGCCCTTTTAGGGCTGGATTTTAAGAATGTCGAAATAGGTGGAGTTGTTTATACAATCAAGCCGCCCACAATCAAAGTTATTTGTAGTGCTATTCATCATTTTTCCAATATTGGGATGACAGGTGACAACATCATGGAAGCTATCAAGAAACTTCCCGGAGCCACAGATGATATGCTGAAAGGTATCTCCTGTTTTATTTGTGGTAATGAGAATATGGCTAAGGCTTTGGAAAACGGAACCTTTGATGAAATCAAAGAAGTTTTGGAAATATGTTTCTCTATGATGGATATATCGGCTTTTCAGTGTGTCAGCTTGATGAAGAACGTGTCGATGCTGGCAGCAAGACCGAAACAGTAGGAAACGCAACGTTCTTCGGGCAAATAGCCCATTTGGTTGACACTCTCCATTTAAGCTATACGGAAGTGTTTGAAGTCATTCCATATAGAAACCTTTTAATGATGCAACGAGATAAACTCCATGCAATTTATAGCGGTCAAAAAGTAAAAAAAATCAGTGGTAAAGAATTAGCAAATCGTAGAAAAAAGAAATAAGTATGGCAAAGTTATCAGAGACTTATTGTATATTTGTTTAACTTTTAAAATTTAAAGCTGAGTCAGAAAAAGAAGAAAGAGTTTAGATGATTTATCAGCACAGAGATGGCGGTTAGCGCAAACTAACATTTCTGATGCAAGAATGAAGAGAGTTAATGCCGCATATCGGAAGTATGCTGGCAATATTCATTCGCGTGTAGGTAATTTCGGTGAATTAACCGATAAACAGTATGCTCGTAAGTTTTCACGTCGTTCCTATATGGGACTTGTTGCTGGATAAAGTTAAAGCCGGAAAAATCCGGCTTTTATATTTGTAGTACTTATGCTCCGACATACGTGGTTCTCCATCAAAATGTATTTTACCTCCGCAGTGGGGGTATAAAAAAGCCCCGAACCTTTATTGGAACGGGACTGATTTTTTAGAATGATTTATTAAATATCGTCTAATGCTTCGCTTTCTTCTTCTTTCTTTTTTAGCTCATAATTAATATTATCCTCGTAGCCTATTTGAATATGACCGAACTGAGATATTTCTACGACTACACTCCCTACTGGTAAATCATAAAATGATATATAATGACATTTTTCTTTTCTTAGTGCTTGTAATTCATATCCATCACCTTCATAATATGGTTTTGAGAAAAACTCATAGTGTTTATTTGGCTCACCATATTTCTTAGTGAATAACTCTTTCATGTCATAATAATCAGATTTTAAAGAACTCCAAGATTCTTTCTCATTATAATTGACTGCTACTTTCCATACAATTTTAGATTTGGGAGTTGCAAATATATATATTGTAACGTAATCTCCTGCAAAACCTCCTTTCATGACTGCAACATAATCTCGTGCATATTCTTTGAATGTAAAACTCTTTTTCTCTAATTTTGAAACAAAACTTGAAAGTTTCCCATCCAATGGAACACCTTTAAATTCTAAATGCTGCGATTCTTGGGCAAAAGAAGATATTGCCATAAGAAAAAAAAATGTCAGAAATAATATTTTCTTCATATTCATGTGTTTTTATGTTATACAATGCAACAAATTAACACATAAGCACACAAATAAGCAAATTTTACTCGATTAATTTGAATTTAGAACCGTGTTTTTTATTTTGGCAACGAGTAAACTTGAAAAAGAGAGACTATAAATGTAACTAAAGCCGGATTTCTCCGGCTTTAGTTACAACTTAATAGACAGATGTGTTTTCTCCTGATTATAATATTTGTTTTGAAAAACATGAAGGCTATCCGAAGCATCTGCACCATTAATAACAATAACGTCTTCACAATTTAGATAAACAGATATTATATCACACCAACCTAACAAATACCGATTTCCATTATTTTCATATACGTCATCTCCTGTATAGCCAAATATTTGTTCAATCAGCTCATGGTCAGAAAGCTGAATTGGGTATAAATCTTGATAAGGAATCTGCGTTAATTCCCCATCAATATTACAAACACAATATTGCGGTTCTACGGTTTCTATTCTTACAGGAATCTCTTTGTATCTTACTATACTTATTTTATTTATTAACTCTTTTTCTGCAATCATTGCTTATTCCTCCATCTTAAATTTCTTCCCACAGTTGGGACAGATGATTGTTCCGCTTTCCTGCTCAAAGAGTTCCATAAAATCTACTCCCAAAACTTTTGCGATTTCTTCAAGCCTACTAACTGTTGGATTCCCATTTAATGACTTAGACAAACCGACCTCCGTCATTCCTAATTTCTCGGCGAGATCTTTCATCATCAACCCTTTTTGGCGACATACTTCTTTAATTCTATAATTCATATCAATTAAACTATTTGTTTATTTGACAAAAATAGGAATAAAAACACAAATTGGATAATAAATCATACAAAAACACCCAATTTGTTTAATAATTAATATTTATTAACTAAACATTCTTACTTTTATAATTAAACAAATCGTATATTTGCATTGTGATAATTAAACGAATTGGATAATTCTCTCTTAAAACATACAATTATGAAACGCTACAATTTATCTCAAATCATGAAAGACGCTCATAGATTCTACAGAAGTAATTCAAGAATGGGTAGAACCTTTGGCGAATGTCTGAAACTCGCTTGGACTTGGGCGAAAGACGCAATTAAGTTCAAAGAAGAAAGAGAAGCTAAGATAAAGGCTATGCTAGCTAATCAGAAGCCAGTAGAGCATAAATCTTATAATGATAGTAAGATTACTTGGGCTGACTGCTACAATGTGAATAGCAAAGGTTATATGAGTAGTCAGTATTGCGGTGATTGAAATCAAAGTAAGATAGAAATGAATGAAGTATAAACATTAAAATATAAAAGTTATGGCAACAATTGAATTAAGAGAAAACGATATGCGCAGGGCTGTGAATCTCAATCGTAAAAACGACTATGGCTTGTATGCCGAACAAATGATGCGTCTTATTAGTAACCACAAGAAAGGCGATGCGTACAAGCGCGCTTTGATAGAGTTTCGTTTGACAGATATAAATCTTCATCGTGAGGTTGAGATGCTTATTAATGGTAAGTATGACGAGTTGAGAGAACAGGTAAAAAAGTGGTAACTATAAAAGAAATGACTATGATACTAATAGCTGAAAATCGAGAAGTAAAGATATACCGACATAACACAGTTGGCGGGTGGATTAACGTATATCAGTTCAAAAATGGCGAATTATCATTTGGGGCTAAAAAAATATCAACTCTGAATAGATTTGAGAAAACACAAGTTTATAAAGCGATTTGTAGAGTACTAACACATAAAATATAACGATTATGACAACAGAAATCAACATCGAAGAGGTAAAGAGCAAAGCTGTTCATTCTGATTTATTAAAAGCAATGTTTCTCATTAATCAAGCCCGTAGTATAGTTTCGGGTACGATGGATGAGAAAGAATTACGGGATGCCGGACAATGGGACTGTTTGGATGATACAGTTTCAAGGCTGAATGAATGTTCTCGTAATGTGAGCTACATTATTGGCACGATTATAACAAATAGAGTTTCGGTTCTAACGACCTAACACGATTATCAAAAGGCAGCTCGCACGACTTTAAAGGCTGCCTTATAAATTCCATAGTTATGAACCTCAAAACGAGACCACCAAAAACTTCACGACAATGAAATCATTGTCGTGTTATGGTAAAATAAAACTCTCTCTCTTACACGATTATATAATAAGTTTGCAAACAGAAACAACGCAGCTATCCTCACGGCTGAAAAATATAACCCCGCCATTGGTAAGAAGTGAGGAGCTTGCCTTTGGTGGGGTTCAATTTTTAAAACTGTGTAAAAGTATGAATAATATTCAGATTTTCCAAAATGAGCAGTTCGGAAAAGTAAGAATTGCGATGAATGAGAGTGATGAACCTTTGTTTTGTTTGGCAGATGTGTGCAGTGTTATAGGCATTGCTAACGCAAGAAATGTGAAGTCACGACTGGATTTAGAGGATGTCCGCCAAATGGACACCCTTACAGAAGGTGGAAAACAACAAGTTACATTTATAACCGAAAGCGGTTTATATGATGTGATAATTCGCAGTGACAGCGAAAAAGCAAAGCCGTTCCGCAAATGGGTGACAAGCGAAGTACTGCCATCCATTCGTAAGCATGGTGCATACATGACGCAAGAGACACTTGAAAAGGCTTTGACCTCACCCGATTTTCTGATTCAACTTGCAACCAATCTAAAAGAAGAAAAGCAAAAGCGTATTGAAGCAGAACAGAAGATACAAAAAGATGCGCCTAAAGTTCTTTTTGCCGATGCTGTTTCAACTTCTCAACGTTCTTGCTTGGTTGCTGAACTGGCAAAGATACTACAGCAGAACGGTGTGAATATCGGTCAGAACCGCTTGTTTACTTGGATGCGCGAAAACGGCTATCTCTGCCAGAAAGGGCAATACTACAACCAACCAACGCAGAAAGCTATGGAATTGGGGCTTTTTGAATTGAAGCAAACTTCAATTAATAAACCAGATGGCTCTGTATTAGTGAAAGTTACTACCAAAGTAACAGGCAAAGGGCAGATTTACTTTGTAGAAAAGTTCTTGGGTAAAGATGCGGCTTAAATAATAATGCGCACCTCATTAAATTGGGGTGCGCTATTTATATAAACTAAAATCATTTTATATATGGCAAAACTTGTATTTCGCGTACAGTCTGATTGGGAAGAAGTCGTAAGACTCCGTAGTGAAATAGCTAAATTAAAGCAGGAGTTGAAAAATGTGGATGGAACACAATCCCCTGCTACCTTCAAAACTCTAAATACCCAACTTGCTATATCCAATCAAAGATTGGATGAACTGGTGACTAATGCTGCTAAAGCCGGAGCTGAAATAGAAATGGGATTTAAAAAGAAAATTTTTGATGCCTCTCAATCTGTTAACGGATTCGCAGAAAAGATTATTGCTCAAAAGGCAGTAGTTAAAGATATTGAAACTGATGTAAAGCGCCTAGGAGAATCGTATCGCATAACACTAAAACGCAACCCTCTATCTGCAACTGGTAAGCTGGAAGAATACAATGCTGCTCGCAAAGCCTTAGATGAAGAAAAGGCAGCTTTGTTCGGACTTACCCAGCAACAAGCTGAAGCTCGTCTTTCTGTGAAAAAGCTCCGTGACGAATACGCCCTTTACAACGATAATGCCAAAGAGGTTGTAGAAAAAAACAATGGCATTGCAATTTCTTGGAAGAAAGCATTGGCGGTTATTGGTGGTGCTGGAGTATTAAAGGCATTAGGTTCTGAAATAATTCGTGTTCGTGGCGAATTTCAATCCATGCAGACCGCTATTGAGACTATGGTTGGAAAGGATATGGCAGGGCAACTGATTCCGCAAATCAAGGAGCTGGCTAAGATTTCTCCACTTACTATGTCAGATATGGTTGGAGCAGAAAAGATGATGCTTGGATTTAACATACAAGCAGAAGACACTATCAAATACTTGAAAGCCATTAGTGA